ACCTGGATTATCTGGGCGATCTGGTCGGGACAATGCGTCTGGTTGCGGCGCCCGCGCAAACCCGCATCACGTTTACGCGCAATCCGCCCGATCCATCCAGTGCGCCCAATTCTGCGCCGATCACTGTGCCTGCGGGTACGCTGATCACAAGCGCCGACGGGCGCGTGACTTTTGCAACCGACGAAGCGATAGACGTAGGTGTAAATCCGGTCGTCGTCGCCGCCACCTGCACAGAACCTGGCGAACAAGGCAACGGCTGGTTGCCCGGCCAGATCAACGCACAGCAATCTGGTCTACCGATCACCGCCAGCAATGTCACAGTAAGTGCGGGCGGCGCGGACGTGGAAACCGATGATCGCTATCGCGCGCGCATCATGTCCGCGCCCGAAGCGTACACAAATGCGGGCAGCTATGGCGCGTACCGGCATCACGCGATGAGCGCGCATCAAAGCATTGTCGATGTCGCGGTCTACGGTCCGGCCGAGGGCGAGCTACCGGGGCAGGTGGCGCTGTATCCGCTGACAGAATCGGGGCTACCGTCCGAGACGCTGCTCGCGCAGGTCGCCGCCGCAGTGTCCGATGAGAAAGTGCGACCCCTGACCGATACCGTCATTGTGCGCAGCCCCGAGGTCGTGAACTACGCCATTGCCGCCACGCTGACGTTCTACACCGCGTCTGATCGTACCGACGCCATGGCTCGCGCCCGCGATGCGCTGGACGCCTGGCTGGATGATCGCAAGCGGTTGCTCGGCGTAGATCTGGTGCCAGAACAGATTTCTGCCGTGCTGCACGTGTCCGGCGTCTATCGCGTACAGGTCACGTCTCCGGCCTTGAAAGTGCTGGAACGCCACCAGTGGGGCCATTGCACCGGCGTGACCTTAACCGATGCAGGAGCGGTCAATGGCTGAATTTGATAAACCCACATTGCCGCCCGCATTGGCGTCAGACCCGCGCTTTTCCGCTCTGTGTGACCTGCTTTGGGAACAGCATGCCAGTCTGCCGCTGGACAAACTCCTGCTGTACCTCATCGACACCGCGCCCGAAGTCTCTCTCTTGCCGCTTGCCGAGCAATTCCACGTCATGGGTGCCGAGGGCTGGAATTGGGCCAATACGCCAGCGCAACAGCGCAACCTGATCAAACAATCCATTGCGCTACACCGCACCAAGGGCACACCGTGGGCCATCAAACAGATCCTGGTCACGCTGGGCATGACAGGCATCGTCTCCGAGTGGTTTGAGTATGGCGGCGAACCCTATCACTTTCGCATCGACATCGATCTGTCTGGACGCGGCATGGGCCAGCACGACGTACAGCACCTCGTCGATCTGATCCCTGAATACAAAAACGTGCGCAGCCACTTGGAAGCGCTGAACCTGAATCTGACCGTGGCATCGGACGTACCACGCATCGGCTGTGCGTTGTCTACGGGCGAGACCATCACGGTCTTGCCGTGGACTCTTTCCGAGCTTGTGCAGGCCAGCGTGCAATACCTGGCCACTGCTTGCTGGGCCGTTGAGTGCGTGTCCCTCTTTCCACAGGAGCCGTAAAACATGGCAAACGAATACTACACGCTGGTGACCGCCGCAGGTCGAGCGCTCGAAGTGCAGGCCAAGGCCAACAATGTCCCTCTGAAACTGACCAGAATGGCCGTGGGCGATGGCAATGGCAGCGAATACAGTCCCAGCGGCGCGGAAACCAAATTGAAGAGAGAGCGCTGGCGCGGCAATCTCAATACCCTGTCTGCGCATCCCGACCACCCCAACTGGCTGATCGCCGAGGCCGTACTGCCCGATGAGGTGGGCGGCTGGTGGATACGAGAAGTCGGGTTGTTTGCCAGCACCGGCGTGCTCTACGCCATCGCCAAGTACCCGCCGACCTACAAGCCCGTGCTGGCCGATGGAGCCGACAAAATGCTGTACCTGCGCATGATTTTTGAGGTCACGAATACCGCGAGTGTCACCTTGCAGGTAGACCCCAGCATCGTGCTGGCCACGCGTACCTACGTAGACGAGCGCCACGACACCCTACACCGATCTCAAGCTGCTTTGGCTGCTGCCCAAGTAGACACCATGCGCCGCCAGATCGCACACGATGATCAGCTAGCCGACAGCAATGGGACATTGCATCAGTCGCTGACGGCGCTAGCCGCCGAGCAGGATCACGTCGCGCAGCGTCAGGCTGAACACGCACGCCAAATGCTGTATCGGCGTGAAGAAATCGACCGGACATTGACGGCAGTAGCCGCCGCACAGGTGCAAACCATGCACCGCCAGGTGGTACACGATGCGCAATTGCATGACGGACACGAGACATTGAGCCAGTCGCTCACGGCGCTGGCCGCCGAGCAGGATCACGCCGCGCGGCGTCAGGCTGAACACGCACGCCAAATGCTGTATCGGCGTGAAGAAATCGACCGGACACTGACGGCAATGGCCGCCGCGCAGATTCAAACCATGGCCCGCCAGCTCGAACACGAATACCGACTTCCCGCAAAACCCTGACTTTTTTATGGAGAGAACCACATCATGAGCAACCCTACCGAAGTGGGCGCGCTGGTCACTGCTGCCAGCAACTTAACCCAAGCCGTGATCGACACGCGTGCTGAGATCATGAATACGGTCAACGCCAAAATCGTGCAGTTGGACAATTGGAAAAAAAACCTGACGCCAGCATCCATTTCCGCTGAATCGCGCTACGCCTCCACTATTGATCTGACCGGGTTATCTACAGATCGCTACTACCCGGTTTGGTGGCCGGGCAGTCCCGTCAACAGGGGACCCGTAAGAATCACCATCCTGCGCTCCAGAAGAGACAATCAGGAACTGGATCCATTTAACGATCAAAACCCGAACGTCGCGGGATTGCTGCTTGACATCGAGCAAGTCAGCAGCCCAAGTGCTTCGCCCAAATACTTCGACGTCCTGCGCCTGCGGCAAGTATTCAGAAAAACGGTGCGCAACATCCGCCACGGAATGCGCTGCTCCAGCATCCAGCCAGTGGGCGGAGAAATAGGAGACAACCCAGAGTACGTTCCTCAAAAAATCAACCCGAGCCGAAGCGGGCTGTATTTGCGCGGGGGCCTAACCTACACAGTCCTTAGCAACTACCACGCAGCGTTGAGCTATTCAAACGTCGATGAGGAAGTTGAAATCAGCACATTTGAGGATGGTTCGGCAAAGGGCCGCTGGATGGTGAAGTCCTACCCCATCGACGACCCGTTTTTGGGTCCTGAGTATGACAACTTCCTGGCCCCCTATAACGCCTTTCCCGTCGCCGTCTAATCTGACAAGGTCAATATCATGCATCTGATCAAAACACTCACAACGCCCGCAGGCCATGAATTGGTCAACGTTCCCGCCGATCTGGAAACGCTCTTGGAATCGGGATTCGACGAAGCGGCGGCCAATGCGCTGCTGCAACCGCCGCTCGCTGAAATCAAAGCCGAGAAAATTGCAGCCATTCGGAAGTACCGCGACACGCTCACAGAAGACCACATCACTATCGACGGCAACCACTATCACAGTGATCCCAAAAGCCGCATCCAGCAAATGGGGCTGGCCAAGTTGGCCGAGCAGGACGCGATTCCTGCCGGACTGCACTGGATGACCAAAAACAACGGCTCTGTGCTGATGACAAACGCGATTGCCCTGCAATTTGAACCCGTCACGCTGGCACACGACATGGCTCTGTTTGCCGCCGCGCAGACGCATATCGATGCTGTCAACGCGCTTGACACCGCGCAAGGCGTACAGGCGTACGACTTCAATAGCGGATGGCCGACGACATGACCGCGCAGAAGTACGCCACCGCCCCACAGGCAGCCGCCCCGGTCGTCATCGCCTTTTACCGTGGCCGCTCCCAAAAGCGCCTCAGCTTGGCGCGGCTGGGTGACTGGCTCATCCGGCGCGTCACACGAGGCCCCTACTCGCATTGCGAAATTGCCGTGAAAATGGACAATGGCCTGCACCGCTGCTATTCCGCCTCATTCCGGGACGGTGGCGTGCGTATCAAAACCATGGCGCTACCTGAGAGCAAATGGGATTTGATTGCGCTG